CGACGGTAACGCCGCCGGTCGAGCCGCCACCACCAACAACCGAGCCGAAGATCGTGCACGTCATCGAGACCAAAGTCTACGACAACGGAACCATCGAAGAGACGATTGATGGAAACAAGGTCTATTAGCACCCTGCCGAACGGCAGGGTGCGCAGGAACGGAAAACCCGAAGGCGTATTCGGATTTATCCGGCACGACTTCGATGTGTTCGGCTGTTCAAGGCCCACGCGCAATAAAGCCGGGCCAGAGCATAAATCCCTGCCCGAAACACTGCCGGCTATGACACGCTTTGACCGTGTAAAGATGACTCCGTCCCTGGAGTTTTATTGGTTTGACATATTCAAGTCCTACGCACCATCGAATATGGATTTGGAGACCGTCAAAAAACAGTGGTGGAGTTTTATGAAGGGCGATAGGGTTATTACCAACTCGCAGGGGTCAGATTCACGGGCATCATACGTGTGCGGCACAAATCTCGATGCGCAACCGATAGGCGTGCAAACCCTTCTAATGGGCGGCGCGATTACCGAATTGGTAAGCACAGCGAAGGTCATTGAGAGATACCGAGAGGAGGACGGGAGTCTTGTAGAGACTGAGTGCTACCGCGCTTACTGCATCAATGCATTAAAGCCACTGCCGATCATCCAAAGGTATACAGATGGTCGCAACGGCAGGGTTTATGGTGCTACTCTGTCATATAGAGATGACTATAACGATCAAACACATACATGGGGACGCGAAGATAGGGTAACTCCATTCTGGCAGCTGGACGGCAATTTTGTGCCGACCTTATTTATTGCCAACGAGGATACGGTGCTTCTGCCAGCCAGCCGGGTGCGTGTGCTCAAGGAAGACGAAGTTGTGCCGGGGCCGTATCACCCGTAACCATCGATATTTCCAAATTATGAAAATTAATACTTGAGCCGATTCCATGACCACCAAGAAACATCGTTCCGCATCCCAGATAGAACGTGACCGCCGACGTATAGCAAAGATGTACCTGCGCGGTGACTTACAAGCTGACATTGCTGCGGAGTTGAAACTCTCGCAGTCTACCGTTAGCAATGATTTGGCTACTCTACAGAATGAGTGGCGGCAGTCATCCCTGATTGACATCAACGATCGCAAGGCGTATGAACTGGCAAGGGTAGACGACTTAGAACGCGAGTATTGGAGCGCATGGAAGCGAAGCCAGGAGGATGCAGAGATCCGGATTGTCGTCAAAAAGGGCGTAGATGTAGAGAAGGAAGGCAAGACTAAATCGCGCATAACTCCTATTAAAGATACGAAGCGCACTGAGGGGCAGAGCGGCAACCCCGCATTTTTGAGGGGCATCGAATGGTGTATCAATAAGCGCTGTGAATTGCTTGGTCTTGATGCACCCAAGAAAATTGCGCCGACAAATCCTGCTGGGGATAAGCCTTTTGAATCCCCGGTTTTGATTTACATCCCGGACAATAAACGCAATGATAGCTGAAGCGCCTGCAATCATCGAGATTCGTCCTCAGCCTCGGCAGGAACAATTCCTATCCAGTGCTGCCGACGTGGTTGTATTCGGCGGTGCAGCATTTGGCGGGAAAACCTATGCGCTCGAAATTGAGCCATTACGTCACATTGATAACAACGGTTTCGGTGCGGTCATCTTTCGGCGCACAATCCCAGAGATCACGCGCGAGGGCGGCTTGTGGGACGAGGCTGGTAATTTATATCCGCTTTTGGATGGCAAACCCAATGCCCAAGAGCATAGTTACAAATTCAAGAGCGGGGCAAAGATCACCTTCGCTGCCATGCAATATGAGAGCGATAAATATTCCTGGAAATCCGCACAGATCGCGCTGATAGAGTTCGATCAATTGGAAACCTTTACAGCATCGCAATTCTTTTATATGTTTTCCCGCAACCGTTCGACTTGTGGGATAAGGCCGTACATTCGCGCAAGCGCCAATCCCGAGCCGGGTTGGCTGGCCGAATTCCTCGCATGGTGGATAGATGATGACGGCTGGACTATTCCCGAGAGAAGCGGCGTTATCCGTTGGATGGTACGCGAAAACGATCAAACCTATTGGAGTGACGACCCAAATCAGTTGCAGACCGAGTATCCCAGCAGTATGCCCAAAAGCGTGACATTTATTTTGTCTACGATTTACGATAATCAGATTGGAATGCAAAAAGACCCCGGGTATCTTGCCAACCTTCAGGCGCTTGATTATGTTGAGCGTCAAAGACTCCTAGGGGACAGCACGCGCGGCGGGAATTGGAAAATCCAGCCAGCTGCGGGGAAAGTATTCAACAAGGCCTGGTTTGAGATCGTGGACGCGGTGCCAGCGGGCGGGCGTGAGCTTCGCAATTGGGACCTGGCTGCAACGTCGAAGAAAACCGCCGATTCCACTGCGTCCTGCAAAGGCAAGATCGTTAGTGAAGTTGTTTACATCCTGGATGCGACTAATGAACAAATAGATCCAGCTCGTACCGATGAGACAATGAAAAATACAGCCAGTCAGGATGGAAAAGGCGTCGCCATTCGATTCGAGCAGGAGGGTGGAGCGAGTGGTGTGCGGGATGCCCATCATATTGTGACCATGCTGGCTGGATACGACGTACGCGGCACACCTCCACAAGGTGACAAAATCACGAGAGCGAAACCATTGGCGGCTCAGGCGTTGGCAGGCAATGTGAAATTATTGCGCGGGGCGTGGAATGAAAGATGGCTGAATCGTATGCATGCACAAGATGGGCAGCCTGGCACGCATGACGACGATATGGATGCAGCCAGCGGAATGTATAACGAATTGCTGCATCTATCGGGTGGTTGGGTACGCACAGTAGCGTAAAAACGAACAATGAGTAAAGGAGACTACCATGTCTGATGTAATCGAGGAAAAAGAAATTAAGACCGCAGATTCGAAGGTCAGGATACGAGTGCGCTGGGTTGACAACGGCGATGGGACTCACGTCGAAGCTGCTCCTGAGGCGCAGTTGACGCCGGGTACGTATCTTGGGCAGCAGGTGATTGCCGGGAATGACGGGAACCAAAACGCGACCATTCCGGCAGGGACAACGACGGTCTTCGTAATGGCGGAGGGTGGTCCGGCAGGGTGCACGGTCAATGGTACGTCCGCATCTATTGCGGCTGCCGGATTCCATTGCCCGGAGAACAACATTCGCTTGATTGGACCATTCTCGAACATCACGTCGCTCGGGGTATTCGTCGCAACCGGGGACAATGCCCACCTGGTCTACCAGACATGAAAAGAATAAAGTTTCTATCGCGAGGTCGCCATGCTGAGAAATAGGCTGCTGATGACGGTGCTGGCAGGGCCGAGCGATACCACCGCGCCGACCTGCACTATCACAAGCGCAGCCAGCGGAACAACGGCAGGAGCATTTACGGCAACCTTCACATTCTCGGAGGATGTGACAGGTTTTGCACTTGGTGACATTACCGTTTCTGCCAATGCAGGAGCCGGGACATTCAACGCTGTTTCGGGTTCGGTCTATACCGCTGTCATCACTCCAACTGCAACCGGGACAGTCACGGTAGATGTAGCTGCGGGTGTAAGCACAGACGCGGCAGGCAATGCCAACACGGCAGCGGTTCAGTTTTCCATACGCTACTTCTCCACAATTGTCTACGTCCGCAAAACAGGCAACGACACCACGGGCGACGGGTCAACGGGTACGCCCTGGTTGACTGTACAAAAAGCAATTGCAAGCGTCGCTATCGGTGGAGGCGGGGCAATCATTGTTGGGGATGGGACATATAACGAAGTTACCGGAGCGAATAATTATTTTCAGATAGCACGACGGTTCACAGGGTTGCAATACATCATTCCTGAAAGCGGGGTATATGGTTCGGTAGTTCTTCGCGGCAATGGTGACGCTACCTATAATATCTGGTTGAACACAGCGCAAAACTTACGGTTCGAGAATTTAGATTTGACCCCTGTCTCTGGCGCGTCGCGGGCTGTTTTGTTTCTCAGGTCAGGCGGGACAACTGTTGAAAATCTGGAGTTCTATCAATGTAACATCCCTGGTATGGTCGAGGTTAATACCGCGTCGGGATTGTCTTACACGGGGCTGCTGTTCGACGGCTGCACAATTGCACAGGGAGCAGCGGGAAATTATGCACTACAACTTGGTCAGGACGGCGTGGCAATCGGAACGATTGCAGGAATTGTCCGTAACTGCACCGTATCAGGAAATAATCACGTTGTTTTGATGGGAGGCGATTGTGCTGGCATGGTGGCACAAGATAATACGATCAATGCCGGGAGTGGCGCGTATGGCGTGGTGCTAAAAGAGTGCGACGGGAACACTGTATCAGGCAACTCGATCACGGGCGGATCGGTGGCGGGAATATATTGCAAGGGAGCTAAAAATGCGACCATCACAGGAAACGCGATTACAGCCGCGCAAGCCAACCTCATGCAGATCATTGTCAATTCTGCCACCGGGAACAAGTGCCAGAACATCACATTTACAGGCAACACCCTCACGGCAAGCGGAACCGCAAAGCTCCTGTCATGGGGAAATAGCGATAATGATTTAGGGGGCGGGGTTTGTGACTATAACACCTATGTGGTAGGTGTGAACAAATACGGATTAGTGAGAGCTGATACCGATGTTCAATCATTGGCAGAATTGCAGGCTGCGTGGACTGGATACGATGTGGCAGGGAACGACACGCACAGCACAGGCGCGTGAAAATAGAATGAACATTCGTTTCTCAATCATTGACCTATTGATCGCCTTCTGGCTGTTCGTGTGCGTGCTGGTTGGTGCGATCATGGTGGCTAAATAGAACGAACATCTGAAAGGCAACAATGAGCAAAAAAGATGAACTCAAAAAGGAACTGGTTGACATCTGCCTAGAGATGGGTGGTCTGGCGGCGAGAATTAGCAAAGTCAATCAACGCATTGAAAACACTGAACCGACCGAAACACTCACCAAAGATGACGATGTAACCCTGTATTTCGAGTGTGGCTGTCGTATTTCTTATTTTGTTGTGCAGGGTCGTTTGATGGGCGGCCTGGCGTGCTGCGGTCAACACGAAGCCGCCAACCAGCAACTCAAAAATATTTTGCCGCTGACTGTCGTTCGTGTGGAATAAATCGGATATTTCTTCGTAAAACACACGCATGGAGTTGCTTGTCAGGTGAAAGCAAAAAGAACACTTAGTCATGTCAGACCTAATAGACAACCAAGGCCGTGTCGCGGACGAGGAAAGTGGCAAAACCTTTTGTGTGTCTACGACGTGACCGGAGATTTCTTTCACAGGCTTATGCCATACCAGGATGTCGAGATCACTGCAAAACTTGGTTACTTTGCAATGGGCACCATGTGGATAGACACAACAAAGAATTGGAAATATATCGTACTGCGCAACCGGCTGAAGCCGTGCATGTTGGAGATAAAGTAGAGGTTGTTATGGCGAGAAAACACACACAAAAACAAATCAGGGCGCTAGACCATGCGGCGGAAGAGATCGAGCGCGCGAGGCAGACAGCCGCGCAGAGCAAGCAGCCGCGCTTCGACATCAATACCAAAAACACGGCGCAGTTCTTCTTCGCGGTTTATGGATGGGTGAAAGAGCTTATCTTTAATGAGCCTAAATACATGGCTGACAGCCGCAAGCGCGATGAATGGCTCGCAAAGGCTGTCACGAAAGAGCCATATTTGTTGGGCGTCCTGCAATCTGTTGTGTCCATAGACAAAAGCCGCGGATGGACCATGGTCGGCGGCAGGAACCAGGTCGCAAAGTTCACGAACATTTTGCACAACTTCAGTGTCGCCCCTGACATCTATGGCTGGCGGCCTGGTGCATCAGTGACTGCGCAGAATTATTATCAGGCGGACCTGGGCGGTGTGGTCGAGATCGGCCGGCTCCAAAAAAATGGCGTGCTGGCCGCCATGTACACGGTGGACCCGAAAAAATGCAGGTTGACGGGGAATATGGATGCTCCACTGCAATACGGGAATGCAGGGAAAGATAAGGGAAAGTGGACGTCAAATGATTATTTCCGCGTGGCATCGTTTCCGAATCCGGCGGAGGAAATGAACGGCCTCGGTTTCTGTGCAGTGAGTCGCTGCATCGAACTGGCAAAGCTGCTGGTGAGCGTGTTCGAGCACGACCGCGAAAAGCTGGCGTCGAAAGCCCCGAAGGGCATCCTAACGGTCAACAACATTACACAGGATCAATGGCTGAAAAGCCTCGAGGAAAGCACCGCCGAGTTAAAGAGTCTGGAACGCGAGTATTACTCAGGCGTACAGGTATTGGCAGGGGCTGGTACTGCACCTATAGAAGTTAAGTTAACTTCACTTTCCAATCTGCCAGAAGACTTTGATCACCGCGCATTCACAGACATGATCATCTTTGGGTATGCGCTGGCATTTGGTTACGATCCACGCGAGTTCTGGCCGGTATCCAGCGGCGCGCTGGGGACGGCGACGGAAAGCGAATCGCAGCACAGGAAGGCATCGAGCAAAGGCGGCCTGGATTTTGCACTGAGCTTTCAGGAGAAGATCCAGGAGGAACTGCCAGAGACGCTCGACTTCGAATTCGAGCAGCGTGACGTGGACGGGGATATTTCCGAGACAACGCTCAGGCAAGCCAGCCTAAACCTGGTGGATCAGATGTACAAGAGTGTCAACGCGGACGGCGAGATCCTGATTACCCAGGATGAAGCGCGGCAGTTGCTGGTCGAAGCGAACCTGATCCATGACGACTGGACAACCCAGGAAGAGGATATCAAGGTTGCCGATACGGACGACGCAGGCGAGGCCGTGGAGCGCCAGCGTGTGCGAATGGCAATGGATAGATTCCCCGATGAGGACATCGTCAGGTATTCATTCCGCGACAACAAATATCGAGTGATCCGATGTGCGGGCGCGCGTAAGTTTCAGATCCGCGTGGCACATCCCGTAAAAAAAAAGAGATCAATGGCCGATTACGAAGCGATCCGAAATAATTATTGGGCGGAAGTCTACGACAGTATCGAAGGATACCTGACAAGCGACCGTCCTGTCACCGCGTTCAGGAACAAGATGCTGGTTGCCATGTCTGAGTCGTTTACCGATGCTGTTTATGACGGGTATCAGGAATCGGGCGGCGAACTACCACTCGATGACGATACGCAGTCGTGGCTGGGTGGCCGGGTCGCTGAGGAGCGAGGTTTCATTGTGGATCTGTTCTCCCGCCTGAAGCAGGAGTGGGACGGGATCGACCCAATCGCAGAGGCGTTTGCGCGCGCGGACGGCTACGCCGCGACGCTGGACGCGGTATTTAGCCAGGCGAAAATGATGGGCGCGAAGAACGCCACTTGCGAGTTTGTCGGAGACGACGGACAGGAGTCTTGCCCGGAATGCCAGGCCATGAAGGGCAAACGCCATACCATAAAATATATTCTCGAAAACGATTTGAAGCCCTATCCTGGCACGACAGAATATTCATGCCACGGATATCATTGTGAACACTACTGGGTGAATCTCAAGACAGGCGAGGAATACAGGTAATGGCAGTCGTAGACCCAAACGGTGCGTTGATAAAAATAGCCGACGATGGCCTGGCGAAACTGGACGGCATTCCCATGTTTCGACTGGTCGAGCGGGATGGGAAACTTTACCTGCAATTCTACGACCACGACCGCATGAGGAGCAAATGCCGCGGGTCTCGTTTCGTGGAAGCGCCGCTAACAGTCATTGTGGAGAGGATGAAAAATGGATCAGCAAACGAACCAGCCGCAAAATCCAATGAACCATCTGGAATTCTGGGTAGCCTACCAGCAGAACGGGAAGAAGCGGAACTATCTAAGTGACGGAAAAGGCCATCTGCGCGTGTTTAAATCGGAAGCGGCGCTGCGTGCGTACCTGAAGCCGTTATTGACGCCCGAACAGATGGCGAGAACCGTGATCCATTCTGTTGGCGGCCAGATCGCCATTCCCGAACCGACGAAGCAACCCGTCCAGGTCATTTCATCCATGATGCCGCCGACCATGCCATCAGCGATGGAGCTGCTCAATAATTACAAAAGCAGGAAGAGAGCCAGAAAGAAATGAAAATTGAAAATTTGTCTCAATTACTTGCGGTCGTTGGCTGGATCAGTGTGTTCGTTCTGGGCTGGCTGATCGTCCTTAGACTGGCCCCATCCGATGCGCTGACGTGGGCCTTCTTTGTAATATTCTTTGTCGTGGCGTTGATGGCGTCGGCGGTCGCACATGGGAGAAAGAAGCCGCAATGATCGTGATTCCCATCGTACTTTGCAAGAACGAGGAGATCTGGATCGAACGCGTCCTCACTCCACTTATCCGCGTATTCGGCAATGCCATCGTCGCCGACACGGGCAGCACAGACAGCACGCGCGAGCAGATCGCTAAAGTGCCAGGTGTCACGCTGATGACGTATGACAACCTCTCCCCCGAGGAGGTTGGTCAGTGCCGCGGCTGGATGCAGGCAAAGGCCAGGGAGCTGTTTGGCGCAACTCACGCCATGCTTGTGGATGCAGACGAACTTTATCCAACAAAATATTTGCAGTTCATCCACGATCACCCGATGCCTGAGAACGCGATGAGCGGATTTACCTATGGGATTGAATGCACAGAACTGCCGAATGGCGAGTGTTGGATGCTGGGGACAGAGCATGGACTGACGGGCGTCTCGCGTCAGGCTGTGTTTTCGGTCGAAAGCAAATGGAGGGGGACCTATCCATTCGAGAGTCCTGATACGTTTGTCGCTGGATATCCGACCAACTATTACTGGCAGTCGTTGGACCCGTCGCATCATTTCTACCATCTGCACCAGATGCACAGAAGCAGCCGGGATGAGGACGTGCATCTGCGAAAACAGAAACAATATCAATTTTCCATGCAGGAGCATCCCGAGATCAAGCCACATACGTTATGGCTGAAGTCAGGAGAGGATTATCAAGATGACGGACGATGAATCCGAATATGTTTCGGAAGCTGCGCGGCACGCACAACTGATGCGTGAGCTTGATAGTTTCTGCCGTAGGCTAATATTGGAGATTGTTGGAGCAATAATAATTGTGTGCGGTTTTGTGATATTCTTTTTCTGGAGACCATAAGAGGAACCATGAATTACCATCAACTTAGAACGCAACTCGAGGAAGTCCTGGCGGGCAAACACGATGGACGGTTTGCCGATGTCATTTCAAACATCCATTGCATGTCACGCGCGCGCGTGTATGCCGTGCTCAATGCCATCGTGTCCTGTATGGACGAAGGGGAACTGTATCTGGAGGTCGGAACGTATCAGGGCGGCTCGCTCATTTCGGCTCTGCTGGGAAACCAGGCGCGGGCCATTGGCGTGGATTCGTTTGCCGAATTCAGCACTACCAACAGCCTCGAGCGCACACAGGGCAACTTGAATCAATTCGGTGTAGCGGAGCGAGTCGATTTGAGGAACATGAGTTATCAGGATTTCTTTGCGAACGTCCCCAACGATTTCAAGGTGCAGGTCTATTACTACGACGGTGCGCACGACTACGAGACGCAATTGGCCGGCATGGAAGCCGCCTGGCCGTACCTGCGATCCGGCTCGATCATCCTGGTGGACGATTATTCATACCCGGAGGTCATCCACTCGATCAACCAGTTCGTTGCAAACCATATCGACAAAATCCGTTTTCAGTTCGTTATGGGGTCCATGGGCGACCACGAGGATATGGGCGAGATCTGGTGGAATGGGTGCGCGGTGATGAGGGTAATATGAAGCCGATTCGTTTGTGTCACCCTTCACCGGGAGAAGTCTGCCGGAATCCGGCGACTTTCAATGTGTGGTTCGAGGGTTGCGGCGGCTTATATACTTCTATGTGCAATAAGCATGTTGTAAGAGCAATGATCACTGGCGTGAATGGATACGATGTTTCTCAGGTTTCATCTCTTACAAGCGCCAAGATATTCGTGAATGCCATAAAGAGTGCGCCAATCGAAATTGGCGTCTACAAATTCGATTGGGTTGATTCGAACACGATCCGACTTATCCGTAAAGAAACTTTTTGTAGGTGACTGAGCCGAAGAAGATGAAATTGTAATTGACACTCAGTACAAAATGTGCTAGTATTTTGACAGCTAAATAAAGAGCCGTAGACTTTTGAAGTCGGTGCGCTCTCGGAAACCTTCCGAGTTCGCGCCGACTTTTTGCGTGTTAAGGACAAACCATGAAAAATCCAATCGTTCAACTTTTACAGGCCGTCACCGATGTGGTCAAGAGCCACGTGAAGGAACGTGCTGTGACTATAGGCGATATCTGGCATTTCATCCAGGATAAATTGGATGTCGATGCCGTGGTCGCCGCCGGGAATGTTTCAGGCGGCATGATGTCTTCGGGGAATGTGATTGATGTCTATATTTCCAACGATTCCACCTATGCCCTGATCGCCAAAGACGGGAAACTCTACAAGGCCGTCGTGACTGTGAGCGCGAGCGACGAGATCAGCATCGGCGAATACCAGGAAGTGGTTATGGAATTCGCTCCTGTGACAGGTCGGCAGCTGCAGGTGAAGCGCTCCGCGGATGGGAAGCTGCGCTGGTTCGCCATGCCCGCCTGTACCGCCGTTCTCAATCGCGACGGTGAAATCGACAGCCGCAAGCTATTCGATGGCTTCGTCGAATATGCCGAGCGGACGGGCAATTATCCCGAATTGGATTTCTTCCATTCTCGCGAGCAGGTGTGTCTAGGCAAGGCTGACTGGGTTGGACGTGATGGCGTGAACTACTGCGCGTCCGGCTTGTTTTACGACACGCCCATCGCTCGAGCCGCCGCCAAAAGCCTGGAAGAAGACAGCGATTACTGGGGGTTGAGTATCTCCTATCTGCCCACGAAAGAACCTGAAATTATCAGGTCTAAAGATGGGATCAAAATCCCTGTTTTTAATGATGGCATCAATTTCTATATCTCACTGCTCCCTGAGGATGCCGCCGCGTCAATCCTGACATCCATTTCAACTGTTGAAGAGGTAAACCGCATGAATGACAAAATGAAAGCCGCACTCAGAAAACTCACCGGCGATGACGACGCGCTGTTCAACGAATTCGTCGAAAAAATCGACAGCGTGAATCGCAGCGCAGAAGGCATGATCAGCCGCGAAGCCAATCCTGCCCCTGCCACCGAACCCCCGGCACCCGTCACGGCTGAAGCAACCGATGCAGAGCTCGAGGAAAAGGTCACGGCGATTGTCGAAAAGATTCTCGCCCAGAGCACGCCTGCCCCTGCCCCTGCCGTGGCCACACCTGAGCCGCAAGCTGTGGAGCGGGAAAACAAACAACTTACCGCGCTGATCGAGAAGGTGGATGCGCTGGCGGGCCAGGTGGCTGAACTGACCAAGTCGCGTGAGGCGCAGATCGCCGAGATCCTGGAAGACCTGCCCTCGAAGATCACGCGGCAGCGCATCGTTCGCCCACGCGCTGCCATCCTGCCCCATGCCAAAAACAGGGACGTCAACCTGGCAGAGATCGCCGAAGAGACTCTGTCCCAAATGAGCCCGACGAGTTAATTGGGTTATCCAATAAGGAGAATTTACCATGAAGAAACAACGCGCAACTTCTGAAACCGCAAACGATGAATTGGTGCTCGATACCACCCCCACCCCAATCTTCGGCTGCGAGGCATTGTTTGACATCTGCACCGACGCGGCTTTGATGTCCCTCTCGTTCGAGGGAACCGCTCCGTTCCTGGACTGGATCGGCTGGGAAAAGACGGATGTCTGTGTGATCAAAAAGGCATTCATCAATTTCGTCCGCGCCGAGAATACCGGCCAGGATGCGAAATCGGCCGGCTGGCTGGCCGACCCCTGTGCAGACCCCAACAGTTTCGAAGTCGATTACTGTGATTTCACATTGACCGACTTCGCCCGCCTGCGCCGCGAAAGCCCGACGCGCGATATCACCAAGTCTGGACTGCGCTATTGCGACGTTCAGCCGCGGTATAGACTAGATGGATCGCAGATCACCAACCAGCGTGAATATGATTTCCGTATGGCGACGGAAGTCCTTTTGCAGGACCTGAAGCCCATGATCGTGGAAGGCAACAAAGCCACATCGGGGCAGTTCAGCGGACTGGAATTGCTGGTCAAGACCGGCTACACCGATGCGGACGGCTCACTGTGCCCCGCGATGGATTCCATCGTCATCGACTTCAACGACAACGACATGGACGGCGGGGACGGCATTACCTGGAACGGTGCGGCAGTCGCCAATACCTACGGGTACATCGACCTGCTTCAAGCAGCCTTCCGCCGCATTCGTCACCGCATTCGTATGGCACCGGCTCTCGCGGCGCAACGGATGCGCGTCGGCGACATGATCCTGCTTCTGCCCGAGGATTTCGCTGGCTGCGTGTTGGACTCCTTCACGTGTTGGTCTGTCTGCGACGGCGACCTGGTTGGGATTGGATCGTTCGAGGCGCGCAACTTCCGTCAGCAGCTGAACGGCGGTGCATTTGGCGCAGGGAAGATCACACTCGACGGTTTTGAAATCCCGATCATGCCGTACGACTGGGGCCTCATCAACTCCGGCCAGACGTTCGACAGCTATCTGTTGACCGGCGCAGTCGGCAACGTGAAGATCATCCAGGGCCAGTTCAATGACCTGACCATTGCCGCAAGCGAACGCGCTGATAAGTTCAGCGCGACCGATGGCGGGCGTTTCCTGAACTGGGCCGAAGACCGCCACACCTGCGAAGTGCAGGTTGTGGAAATGCAGCCTCGTTTGTTGATGTGGGCGCCCTGGGCGCAGGCTCGCATCCAGGACGTTGTCTGTGACGTGCCCGGTGGTGTGTTGAGCGCCGACCCCTGGAATACCTACTTTCCTTACTAATCATTGATGAGGAGAGGCTGTCAGAAATGGCAGCCTCCCCCTATGAACCTTAACATCGATCCCAATCCGATCACGTGCGCCAATATCCCGGGCGGCGTCAACTCTGTTGTATCTGATCATGCGCTCGGATTCCTGGCAGCAGGCTGCGAGATCAACAACGGCGGCGGCCTGAACATCGTCCACGCTCTCGCACAAAGCGAGAACGTAGACGTCTTTCACTGTCATGGTCTGTACCCAATTGGCGAAGGATATTTCGATAAATCCTTCTCTCGCGCGAATGACATTGTTTTATCGAATGCGCTCAAGGCCAAAGTTACGATCTGCATCAGTGAGTTCAGCGCCAACATCCTGCGGCATAAATTGCACATCAATCCGATCGTTACCCGAAATGGGATATGGATAAGAGATTACAAGCGCGGCGGATCTCAAGGCGGCCCGGTGTTGTTTCCGAAGGTCAACCTGGACGCCAATGCGAAGCCTGACGATGTGCTGTATCTGAAGGGGCAAACAAATTTCAACCTACTGTCTGTTGCCCCGATCAAGGGCGTCAAATCCACAGGCAAATTGAGCCGCGATGGTTTCATCTCCACGTTGAAAAGCTGCGCTGTCTATCTCGGAACGACAAAAGAGAATAACAGCATGGCGACGATGGAGGCAATGATCATGGGAGTTCCCGTGGTCGGCTATGACATCGGCTTCAACGCCGAGTGGTTGATAAACGGCGATGGCTGCGAGCTGGTCCCCTTTGGCGATCAGTTTGCGCTCAAAGAAGCGGTCTCGAAGGTGCTGGGCAATTGGAAGAAGTACAGTGCCGCGGCGCGCGATTATGCCCAAATCTTCGACTGGCAGCCAGTGATCAACGAGCTGCTCGGAATTTATGAACGGGTCAACAACACACCAGAGAGCAAATCAGTATCCATCGTTATCCCGTGCCACAACTACTGCAGCTTCGTCGGCGAAGCGATCCAGAGTGCGCTCAATCAAACCATCCCCTGCGAGGTCATCGTCATCGACGACAAAAGCACGGACGACAGCGTTGCGGTCGCAAGGCAATACGGCGGCGTCACGGTTATCGAAAACGAGATCAATCTCGGAGTGGCAGAGGCACGGAATAAAGCCATCCGCCAGGCGAATGGTGAATACATCATCTGCCTGGACGCAGATGACAGGATGTATCCCGACTTTGCCGAGAAACACCTGGCAGCCTTCCGCTCGAACGCCGACGCGATCGCGTACGCGCCGATCAACCTGGTTGATAAAAACGGACAGCCGCGCAAACAGCAGATGTTCAGGGACGAGGCAAGGCCCGCCCTGCACGCGATGGGCAGGAACCAAATCCCATCCTGCTGCATGTTCCGAAAAAACTGGTGGATGCGGGCTGGCGGTTACGACAAACGGTTTACGCCTGCCGAAGATGCCCACCTCTGGCTGAAAATTTTCCAACTCGGCGGCAGCGCGCGCAGGGCCTCCAGCAAGCCGCTGATGGATTACAGGATACACGGCAATAACATCAGCCTGAGCGGGTTCCCGAATTGGTGGCTTGGAGGTCAACTGGATTACAACGCCCCAATCTCGGAACGAGACGCGGAAATCACAATCGTTTTAGATACCTACGATGAATGCACGAAGGAGACCCTATGGTCGCTCGAAAATCAAAGTCATCAAAAGTGGACGTGCCTGCTTCGAAGCCCGAACGGCCTGTCGGAGACGTTCCCCTGGTTGAACAGAGCGGTGAGCAGCAACAAGAGCATCATCCATTTGAAGTCGGGAACGGTGCTGCCGAGAGACTTCTTGGCCGAATACGCGAAGCAAATACCTCCCTGGATTTGAGACCCGTCGTTCCCGTCACCATCATCGTCCCTGCCTATCTCAAGGATGAACAAGATATTGCATGGCTTGAAGAAGCCATCGAAAGCGTGATCGAGCAAACCGTCTCTTGCAAATGTGTCGTCATCGAGAATGGTTCGCAGTTCCTCGAAAATACCGAAGGCCTTATTTCAATCATTCATTCTGACAAAGGACTTTCCCGCGCGAGGAATGCCGGCATTCGAGCCAGCGACACCGAATTCTTTTTCCCGCTCGATGCGAATGACTGGCTTGCGAGAGAGGCAATTGAAACGGCATATAACAAACGCCCTGAAAAGGGTTTCCTGTATGGCGCAACGATGCTATTCAACAGTAAGCGCGGTTCGGGCGACCAGCATCTTTATGCCGCGAAACCCTACGACTTCGGCGAGATTATGAAGATGGTCTATTTCCCGAACGGCGCGCTGCAAAGGAAAGCCGATTGGGAAACCGTCGGCGGCTACAGAGAGTCGCTCCCGTTTTTGGAGGATTGGGACTATTGGTTGACCGCCGGCGAAAAAGGGATCTGCGGCACAGCCATTCAGGACGTGCTGTACTGGTACAGGCAACACAACGGCATCGTAGGCTCGCACAAACACACCCCGGAATGGGAAAACACCAAGAAACTGATCCAGTCCTACCATGCCAACATCTACAAAGGAGTTTATCCCCCCATGTGCTGCGGAAATAAGGCATTAGCTGCCACACCCTACACTCCCCCTGCCGCGCATACCCTCATGCCAGGTGCGGACGGAATGATCCTGATCGAGTATATCGGCGGGAACGCCGGCAAAATGCCATGGTACGGACCCGTGACCGGCGTCCGCTATGTTGCAGGCGGCACACAAAAGCAGCTCTACATCGATGCGCGAGATGCCATCACACAGAGCCGCCAAAGCCCTGGCTTTCTCGAACTCACCGATCATGGACATCCGTTGTTCAAAAAGGTCGAGTAAATGGATATTCTTGTCCGCCTCATCATCTGTGCGCTGGCGGTTTTTCGACTCGCCGAATTATTCGTCATAGACAGCGGTCCATTCGATGTGTTTATGAATTTGCGCGGGTCTTTCAACCGAGTGCCTTTCGACAATTCTCTTCGACGGAATATCGCCAACTTGCTGCTATGCGTTCACTGCACCGGTTTCTGGCTGGCCTTTATGTTTGGCCTGTTCTTTGCATCCTCTTTCGCCAATTACATTCTTTTCTCACTGGCAATTGCGGGATTGCAGTCGATTTTTGCAAATAGTTTGGGACGCCAACGATGACTGTCATTCCGTCCGTCTTCAACGCTACGCTCGATACGAGCAGCCTGACGCTGGCCCGCTATGCACAAATTGTGAGATACAACGAAAACGCATTCTTCGGGATCAATCATCCAAACAATCGCGATCGCGACTGCCGCAAGATCTGGGAGAAGCTCGAACGCAACATGATCGCGCGTTACCTGGGTGAGGCACAGGCGATGATTGAGCAGGTGCTGGGTTATCCGCTGGGCCAGAAATGGTACACCGCCGAGATGCATCGCAATACCCGACGGTTCTTTACGCGATGGAGTTATGTCCAGTCCCTGGGCGTGCGCGCGGTGACCGATATCGCCCTGGGTGTGGCGCTTAGCCACGCGACCGATCCCGCGACCATCCCGGCCACCGTTACGACCGTAACGGACGATGGCGAGATCCATTTCTATCTACCTGGCACGGATATAGAGGTTTATCCCGACAGCCTGATCTTGTCCGGCGGCACGGTGACAGCTACCTTCCCGCGCGCGCGGCTAGTGCTGGAAGCATCTCAGGATAACCCAGACACAGGCCTGACTTATGCCGATACGGCACCAGGTGGACCTTATGCACAGACTGTGGATATCAAGCGGGTTTACACGGATTCAACCGATGTGGGCGGGTTCGTGTGGCCGCTGGGCGACGGCTGCGAACCCGAATGCGGCGAAGACACGGAACCCGCCTGCGGTTATATCCGCTCGAACGAAAGCGGGATCGTAACCCTGCTGCCCAGCGATAACGATGTTTGCGTCTGGCACGGCGCGTCGGAAATCCGAATCAATTACTGCGCGGGCAAGCCGATGGACCCAGTGGCCGAGGATGCCATCCTGCACCTGGCTCACGCACTGATGCCGATCGAGCCATGCCCGGGCTGCGACCCGCTCATGATGCTGTGGAAGAGCGACCGATCCATTCCAGGCACGATCACCGCCGAGCGCGCGAATAGTTTGTTCGGCGTACAGGATGGTGCGTGGCGTGCGTGGAACTACGCCAACAAAAACCGGCACGTGCGGATGAGTTTTATTTAGGAGAAAAATGAGCAGGCTGACAACTGACCCGAACGACCCTCAATTGGGTCATGGTGCTGATGATAAACCCGTTCCTCAACATGAGGTTTATCTTGTTTTGTCTCCAGAAGAACGCGCAAAAGGATTTGTAAGACCTTATCGAGATAGTTACCGCCATTTGGGAAATCAACCAAAGTACACTCTGCGCGATCTGACCGACGAAGAAAAGCAACGTTACGCATCTGAGAATTATGTGAAGTTTGAAATGTATCCAGATAGCATGGCTCCGCGTACGGGTCGTTTCTGGACACAAGAGCAGCTGGACAATCATGGTTGTGGAGTTGTTACGGTTATGGGAAAAGGATTATCCGAAACCTATGCCAGAGATCCGCACTTTTATGGTTCCACTTATTGTATTGGTTGTCATATGCACAGGCCTGTATCTGAATTCGTGTGGACAGCAGACGGCGAAGCCGTTGGAAGCTAACGTATAGAGGCATCATGGCGCGCGCAAGATTCAAAACCATCATTCCCCAATTACTGCCCCCTGGAGTATTCCAGGATGCTTTCGAGAAGGCCGCGCGCGAGATGGAGAAGGATGTGAAAGGCGCGTTCGAAGATGCAACATCGGCATGGAGACACAAACCCGTGTGGAGAGGCTACGTACGGCTCGGCAGCGACCTGATTTACATCAGCGTCGGCACTACTGATGAGATATTCAAATTCGTTGATCAAGGCACGATAGCTCATTTCATCAAGCCAGTGCGCGCCAAGGTGCTCCACTGGGTAGACGAATCCACCGGCGAAGATAGATTCTCGATGGGCCATGAGGTCAAAGGCATCAAGGCGCAAAAGATAAGCGAGACGATCCGCGATATCTGGGTAGGGCTGATGCCAGACTATTTCGACAAGCACCTGCAAGCTGCAATTAGAGAATCAGGACACGCAATATGAGCAAGGACACGAAAACAACAAGGGATTACAGCCGAAGCCGCGTTACGGTTGTCAGCAAAAAGGGCGAGACCGCTCTCGTGCAATACGAAGTAGATGGTTCGGCGACCAGAAAATATATCCCCGTCGATGAAATCGGCGAGGGGTTGGTACTGGATACTGTTCTAGCGCGCGGCATCCCCTATGGGTATCCGTGGGATGAGATGGAAATGACCTTTGACGGCCAGAAATTCTCAAATGAGCTGCATCAATTGGGGATCTGGACCGTCGAGGATGCATTGAAATATCCGCAGAAATTATGGTCGGCGTTGAATGCAACCTATGCCGACAACATCTCGAAAGTCCTCAAATTGGCTCTACACGAGAAAAGGAGTAATCACAATGGCCGATAACACTTTAACCACACGACAAGGCGCACTATGGGTCCAGCCCGACGGACCTAATACCGCCGTGCATTTCCTTGGCTGTCACGATCTCGGCGACATCTCTGAAAAGATGGGCAGCATCGAGCTGCTGCGCTGCATGAATAAAAAGGGCGGCTGGAGAACGGTTGGCAGCACACAGGCTCCACCCGATGCGATCACCACATCCGTGGAAAACCTTACGTTTGGCGTCCGCGACTGGCTGGAGAAACTCTCCTGTAAGTTCACGCTGTACTCGCTGCAACGCGAATGCGGTGAGCCTGATATTTTCACCAATTACGTGCGCGCGATCATTTTGAACAATGCGCGCGTGGTCTCCATCACGGACAAGAATATCGTCCACCACGAAACGGAGGCCGGCTCCACCCAAAGCCGCGATATCGAGGCCTGGCCTCCTGTGCTGCGGACGGGTACGCTGACCCTGCGCCGTCAGACCACAAGTGAAACGAATGACCTGAACGACATCTCCGTTTACACCCCGATTGATTGCGACGATGCCTGCCCCACACCCGGTGAATATGCCGTTGGAGCAACCGATACCAGCGCCTACGACGAGGATGTTTTACAGACGACAGACGGAGGCGCAACCTGGTCAATCCTTGCCGCCGATCCGTTCGCGGCGGGCGAGGACGTCCTCTCGATTGTCGCATTCCCGATCAGCAATACCGTCACTCGGATCCTGGTTGCCCAGAAAGCTGTGGCGACCACCTTCGGACGCGTTTCCTATTCCGACGACAACGGCGCAACCTGGACGGAGGTCGTATTCCCGATCCTGGGACATGGTGCGGTTGATTCGGGTGCACTGTTTGCGCTGGATCAGAGTCACGTCTGGTTCGCATCCGCGAAAGGTTATGTCTATTTCTCGGATGATGGCGGCGCGACCTGGACAACCCAGACCGCCGGAACGTTGACCGTAAAAGACGGTATGTGCATCGCATTCCTGGACGAGAATAACGGCATGGCCGGGTTTGCGGATGACATCCTGCTCAAGACATCGGACGGCGGCACGACCTGGGAACTGACCACAGCGGTTACAGGCTCCGGCGACAGTATCACATGCGTGGCTCCCTCGGGTGATTTCTGGTGGGTCGGCACGGATGCGGGTGAACTCTACTACACCAAAGACGACGGCGATACGTGGACGGTCCGCAACTTCAGTGGTTCGGGTGTTGGCGAGATCGCCGATGTTGCATTTGCAAATGACCTGGTTGGATACGCCATCCACAACAGTGCCGCACCCGTCGGCGAAATCCTTGTGACGATCAATGGCGGCTATACCTGGAAGGCCATTACGACCCCGGCCAACAGCGGACTAAACTCGCTGGCCGTCGCAGATCTCAATACGTTTTACGCGGCCGGCAATGCCAACAGCGGAACGGCCATGATCATCAAGGCGACCTGGGATTAGCCATGGATAGCGATCACAAGACCTTCTCGTCTTCCAAAGGCGCCGATCTTGAATTGAGACCTGTGTCGCAATTCAAGATCGATACCCTGCGTGCGTCCAAAGAGGAGATCCCTGTACCCACCTATGAAACAAAAGTGGCGGGCGGCGACTCCCTGTTGATTCCGATGGATGAAGAGATCGCTAAAAATAAGGGCCGCCTGGATGAATGGAACGCCTATATCAAGGAGAAGCAAAAGAAAGAGGCGGAATTTGCCAAGCGTTTTGCAGAACTCCTGATATGGGAAGGCGTTTTTGTCGAAGTGCCAGACGCAGAGAGCGAATGGCAAAAGTCGAGTGAGTATTTCAAGATCAAGATTCCAGACAATCCCATCGAGCGCAAAGCCTTCTATGTCTACAATGAATTTCTGGGCACGCAGGAAGACATCGGCAACTTGATCGCGGAAATACTTTCTGTCAGCCAGATCGACGAGGAGGCAGTCGGTAAACTCCGCGCTTCCTTTCGCATTAGAGCACAACGGAAAGCCAATCAGCGAGTGCGCGCGAAACAAGGGAAAGTGGAAGGCCAAAAGCCAGACGTGGAATGACCTCGAGGTTGCCCATTTCTGGGGCATGAGGCCTTCGGAATTTTTGGCTTCGAGCGTCGAAGATAAACTCTATATGACCGCTTACATGCAAACTTATTATGAAATGCGAGCGGTAGAAGATTATGAACTGGAAAAAAAGCTCGCAGAACAACGACGACGAGGAAGCAGGCAGTAGCCAAACTCCACGCATCCTTTCGTGCTGGTGAGTTGCTTTCGCTTCTCAGGCAACGCTCGCTCCATTGAGCCACGTTCACGCCTGACGGCCTACTCCGGGCCGATGTGATTAACAAAATTATGCTGCTTACTTGAGTTGCTTTGCCTTCGCAAGCCTGAGGATGTTTCTAGCGGCGTTCACATCACGATCCAGCTTCTTGCCGCATTTAGGACAATGATGAAACCTTTGAGAAAGTTTCTTTCGCTCTCGATGACCGCATTTGCTGCACGTTTGGGTAGTGTAGGCTGGGTTCACGGCGATAACTCTGCCGCCGCACTCCTCGGCCTTGTAAATGAGCATATCTCGAAACGCGCCAATACCGGCATCGTAGGAGGAAGCTGCAAGGTATTTACTTCGATTCATGAAGGCAAGCGGAAGATTTTCGATTCCGATCAGGGCGTATTCATCTGCCAAGTCGTGAGAGAGTTTGTGAAAAAAATCGCCTCTCTGGTTGGCGATGTGCTCATGCAACTTGGCGATCTGCTGGTAGGTTTCTTTCTGCCGCTTGCTACCTTTGACCTGCCGGGCGGCCTTGCGTTGAAGCACTCGCAAGCGCGCGAGGTTCTTTTGAAGCAGGTGATGATGCTCGACGATCTGGCCCTTGCTTGTGGCGACGAGCGACTTAAGGCCAATATCAATACCTACCGAGCGGCGCGGGTGTGGATGTTTGGCCGTTGGGTCTGGCAGTTCAAGCTGGATCACGGCATACCATTTGCACGCATGGCGATAAATGATGATCATTTTGGGGGTGGCGCATTCAGGAATTGGCCGATGATAGGTCATATTAATTTCGCCGACATTCATAACATAAAGGCGCGGAGTGCTTCCGTCGTAGCAGAGCGCAACGCCATTGCCATAGGTAAATTCAAGGCTGGTGAACATCTGCCGGTTTTTGAATCTGGGGAAACCCGGCTTTCCACCCTTTTGCTTCACGCGACGGAAGAAGGCTTGAAAGGCTTTGTCCAGGCGGCGCAAAATTTTATTCATAGAGTCGGCGCTCAACTTACCCAACGTCTCAGGGTTGTCGTGGCGCAGGTCTCGAAAATACGGCCATTGGTTCATTTGATTCAGTGTTGCGCGTTTCTCTTCGTAAATCGCAATACGCTGAGCGAGGGCTTCGTTCCAGACCTTGCGACCCTGCCAGAGCAGGAAATCCAAGGTGGCATCCTGCTCTTTAGTCGGGTTCAAGCGGTATTTGTAGGTGCGGTTCATTCACTGTTACCGCGGAAACACTCGATTGACCAATGCGGCAAGCGTGGCGCTCAAGGCCGAGCCATACAAATTGACTACGCCAATCCAGCTACCCATCATTGCGCGGTAGCAAATGGCCGGATATTCCCTGAGACAGCAGAAGAAATCGGCGGTATGAGCGCGGGCGGCAGCTTGCTTTTCAGCCGCGCGCTTCCAATCGTTTACGACATCGTCGGTCAGAAGGGGAGCGGTCAGAATTACACAATTTGTGCAAACGTTGGCGACCAGAACGCGAACCTTCATCGGCGCGCGCAACTTGGACGCCCACAGGATGACATCCAAGCTGATACTGAGGCCATTGGCTCGCCAGGATTCCATCTGGCGGATGGTGTGGAGTTTAGATATGGTGAGGGGATCGGGATAAGTAGAATCAATCACGGCGGCTCCTTATTGGGGTTAATCCGCCGTGTGATGATAGAATATCATCAGCCCGTTGTCGTGGATTGCTCACGGCGGTGGGTTAGAGCCGCCTGTGTGCCTTCAACACACTTGCGGCTCGCTTTGCTTGGGGAATTAGGGCTTCGCTTCCTTCTTCCGGATCTTCTTCACGGGTCCTACCTGGTAGTGCGCTTCGGGTGCATTCTTCAGGTAGTACTCAATCGCGCGCAGGATTTCGGCATTCATCGAGCGGCGATTCTGTTTGGCCGTCTCTACAAGAGCTTTGTGAAGCGATTCTTCCTGGATGCGAATTGTGATTTTTACCATGCCGCCAGTATAGCGGCTTTACGCCGCCATGTCAACCCCCAATTTTCAGGAGCGAGCATCCATGTCTGACAACAAGATTGGGTTGGAAGCCGTCTTCGAGAACGAAGACTTCCAAAAAGGCATTTCCGAGTACAACAAGTCTGTTTCCGATTCATCTGATTCGACCGAATCGGCTGGAAGCAAGATGTCCGATATATGGGATGGCCTGGCATCTGTTGGGGCGATTGCATTCCAGGCCTTAGCTATCGGCATCGCGGCCATGACCGCGGAGCTGTACGTGGCCGTGGACGCGGCGATGGATGCCGAGCAGGTCATGGCGCGCATGGAGTTCGTGGTGGACAACGTGGGGGAACGGACGGGAGTGACCAGCGATGAAGTCAGAGAGATGGCGGATGCTCTCTCTCAAATCGTCCCAATCGATGATGAGGTGATTACATCTGCCATTACGATGGGGCTGACATTCGACGGCGTCAACCAGGATAATATCCAACCGCTCATCACCGCGGCAGCCGACCTAGCCACATGGACCGGCAGAGACTTGCCATCTGCCATGCGGGAATTATCACTTTCAATATCCGATCCCGACAAGGCCATGAGGTTGTTCAAAAGCGCTAACATTACGCTTACCGATGCGCAGGAAAAGGCGCTCAAGAAACTCAAGGAGACAGGGGACACCGCCAGTACAACGGAGTTCATTCTGGACCGGCTGAGGGAAAAGGGGATCATCGGCCTGGGTGAGGCTATGGGGGATACCGCCAAGGGCAAGATGACGATCATGCAGACCGCACTGGGAAATTTGCAGGAAGCGCTGGGGAGCGGCCTGCTTAATTCCCTTTCTGATGTGTTCGACCGTATCACGGAGTTTGCCAATGACCCGCGCACGGTTACATTTTTCACCGAACTTGGGATTAAGATCGGCGGCTTTGCCGAAACCGTCCTGGACAAGCTCCCTGATGTTTTCACCGTTATCGAAAACCTAAGCACATGGTTTGTTGAAAACAAGCCGATCATTGTGGGTGTGTTGGCGGCTCTCGGCGTGGCGATGGCGGCATTCGGTATTATTGCTGCTTTTACCGCCATTTCGACCATTGCTTCATTTGCTCCCATCATCGCGGTGATGGCCGTGGTCGGCGTGGTGGTGGGATTGTTGTATAAGGCGTGGACCGAGAACTGGGGAGGCATCCAGGAGAAGGTTGCGGAGGTCTGGGCCGTGCTCGAGCCGATCTTCGATGGGTTGATGGCGTGGCTGAGTGTAAACGTCCCGCTGGCGCTGGAGGCATTGAGCGAATTCTGGACGAATGTGCTGCTGCCTGCCATACAGACGGTCTTCGAGTGGGCGGTCAACAACCTTATTCCGTTATTCATTTCGCTCGTGCAGTGGCTGACGACCAATGTCCCGCTCGCCATACAGAACCTCAGTAATTTTTGGACGAACACACTCCTGCCTGCGATCACCGCGGTGTGGGGCTGGATCAGCACGAACCTGATCCCGCTGTTCAACGCCATCGCGCGGCTGATGAATGTCGTGATGACATTGGCGATCACAGCGCTGGCCGGGCTGTGGCAAAACGTACTTCAGCCTGCGATCCAGGCAGTGGCAGACGGCATCCGCAAAGACCTCAACCCCATCTTCGAGGCTGCGGCGGACATCGTCAACAACGTGCTGCTGCCGGCGCTTGGACCACTTTCCGAATTTCTCAGCAACGTTCTGGCGGCCGCATTCGACGGGATTACCGAAGCGATCCAATTCCTGATTGGTTGGATCGAAGAATTAATCACGGCCCTGAGCTCCATCGAACTTCCGCCCTGGCTTACCCCAGGCTCACCCACGCCGCTCGAATTGGGGCTACGCGGAATCAATGAGCAGTTCAAAGATATGGCGAAGGCGGCCCTGCCCGCCGTGGCATACCAGCTAAACCTACTAGCGACCGTGCGAGACGTTCCGGGGTCTTCGATGGCCGGACAGTTCGGTTCCATCGTCAACACCAGCCATGCCACACGAAATTACCTGTTCGGGGCGCGGTTCAACGTCTCCAATCAAAGCGGTCTCCAGGATATTCTGAATGGATTGAGATAATGCGCCTTTTCCCAAAGAGTTTCAACGGTTTCCAATTCCAGCAGGGACAGAGAGTGGTCAGTTCCTTCGATGATTTCGACTGGAACATCGGCGGCATTTCCACCAATAACATTGCGCGCAACCAGAACCGCCCCAAATATTCGGGAAAGATATATACGGGAGGCGTGAAGGTCGTCAATGTGACGCTGAACGATGTGGACGCCGACAAGGACAGCCTGGTCATCGCGATGGATGTTTCCGGAGACCAGCAACACCCACTCTATGCGCTGGACGAGTTCGGGAAGACCTGGTACGTGAACGCCGTCTGCACCGGTTTGAACACAGAATCCACCAGTGAGAAAACAGGCCAGTTCGGATATATCTTCGAATGCGACGACCCGACGTGGACCGCAGTCACGGAGGACTCGGAGACCTGGCACATCACAGCCGATGGCGACACGCACACGATCAACGTGGGAGGAAACCAGATCGCGCGGCCTGTGTTAGAGATCACGCCAGGCGCACCGGCCGGGTATTATCCGTACAAGCAATATATCAAAAACTACAACCCCATCGCGTATGCACAGACGGACTCGATTGACATCACCGGCAGCGGATGGGATACCGCGGCACTGATCGGGGCGGGCAAAATGCTGGCGACTGGGGACGATCTGCGCGTCGTCATGGACGGCGTCCAAATCCCGCGCTGGTTCGGAGGAGGCGGGATCAACTCGGCGACCACGAAGGTCTTTATCAGGCAGCGATGGCTTCCGGGCCGATCCATGCCGCTCAAGACCGCGATCGCGGCTTCAGGAACACCGACCCATATAGAATGGGCAGTCACCGCGGCCGTAAAGGCTGCGCTCAAGAAACTGCCCAGGCGGGGCATGATCCGCGTCGGTACCGAGGAGATCTCCTATAAAAATCTGTCGCCGGCACTGTGCAGGGCATCCATCGAGAGGCGCGCGATCCGCGGAACATCCATGGCCGCGCACGCCGCAGGGGACGTGTGCTGGTGGGTGGAGCATGACATCAAAGTAATTTACGGGAACTCGAGCGCTGCGGCTCCTTCGTACAGTGATCTCTTCAAGCCGGTCTTCAATATGACAAGCAGCACCCTGGCGTCACGCGTCTATGCCGAGTTCGCGGATGCGCGCGGCCTGAGGGCGGGGAGCTTCAAAAGCCAGGTGATCAATGACGGCCTGGGAAAGGAATCGCGAGTGTATTCCGGCAACCAGGCAGCAGAGGCCGAGGTTGACCCGGCCACCGACATGGGAATGGAAATTGCGTCCTACGAGGTGCAGGGACGTCCACGCCCTGAGAGCGCGGAGCTGGCCTGGGAGTTCTACCACCCGGCCGGGATCGCATCTGTAACGACCAGTGGAGAAAAATACAAATCCTTTGCCAATTCAACGTGGCCGAAGATCGCGGGGCTGGAAAGCTCAAAAGATGGAATCACGTGGGTGCAGGAGTGGAACGAAGCCGCCCCCGGAAACCCGGCCACATGGGACCCTCTGACAAATACTTCATTAGAGAATCTGCCAGCCGGAACGAAATATATCCGCTTTCGCCTTAAGGGATCGGTCAATGGGCTGCTCAATAATTACGCGCGGCTTGAGATTGATTCTTTGACGCTGGCGCTCACGTCGGCCAACGTCATCCAGGTGGGGATGAACGGCGAAATCTCCAGCTATCACTTCACCATCGAGATCCACAATGGCGCTACCGATGAGTCTATATTCCTGGACTATCCCGTCTCGCAAGGAGAGACGCTTATCATCGACACCGATGCGATGGAGGTGACCTACAAGGGCATGAACGTTATCAAGGCGATCTCTTTAGATTCGATCCGAACGGAATGGCTCAAATTCATTCGAGGAGACAACATTCTTCAGTATATTGCGTCTCCGACCGGGGATGTTGACATCGTTATCAAGAAACATAATAGGGCGCTCTAATGGACCAGGTCAGGATATTCAGCCCGGATGGAATCTGGATCGAGCAGATCCGCACGTCGGTAGAGCGCAGCTGGGCGATCACCCGTGAAACCAGCGCTAAGTTCTACCTATCGGTCTACGACACAAAATGCAACCCATTTGTTTTGAACTACGGAAACCTGGTGCTGGTTGAGAATTCAGACGGTCTGCCAGACTGGGTGGGAGTCATCGACCAGCGCGGCTTCGAAGGCGGCGCGTGCGTGGTGTGGGCTTATACGCCAGAGAGGTATTTCCTCTACCGCCGCGGGCCAAGGAGCCGAAAATTGACCGGCAACGCGGGTGAAATCTTCGCGAAGATGATCCGTTACATCAATAGCCTGGAGGACACGGTACTCGTGGACGGCGAAATCGACAGCGACACAGCACGCATGGAAGAAACGATCAACCCCACGGTCCTGACGAACGACCTGCTGCGCATCCTGCAACGGTCCGGCGAAGGGTATCGGTGGAGGCCCGAGGTAAACAATGGACAGCTCACCATCTACGCCGACTGGTTTCCAAGCCTGGTGATGGACACGGGGCTGATCCTCCAGGACGGCTACAACGTTTCGGGCGACCATCCAATGACGGAAAGCGCGCCGGTCAATGATGTCCTGGTGTATGGCATTGGGAACGATTGGGAAAAGAGAATCCTGGCTATAGCGAAGGATGAAGAGAGCATCGAGGATTATGGGCTGAGGCAATACTCGGCATCCATCAGCACCAAGAGCCAGGCGTCGCTGAATGCGACGGCCGCGAACCGATTGAACGCGATGAAGCAGCCGAAGCAAAGTTTTCCACTCTCGGCATTGAACAAGGACGATACGTTTCAGAAACTGACACCCGGGGCGCTTGCCACCTATACGCGCCTTGTGGGACAGGGTTTTAGCGACAACGGCCTGGGCTATGAGTCCACGGAGCGCGTGGTGAGGGCCATGGCCTATGACCCAGCGGACGGCTCGGTGGGATTGGCGATATAGATAGGAGCAAACATGGATGACCCTAAATTAGCAACCACGCTCGACAACCTACCGGATAACATCCTCGACCGCATGACGGCGTTCGAGCTGAGGTTGGAAGAGCTGGAAAGAAGGCCGGGGCTCCAGATCGAGGAGATCACCGAAGGACGCCTCACCGTGAGCGATTTGACGATCTTCCCGGATGAGGGTGTGACGGTAACAGAACCCACAGACACCGGATATTCGGGTGGTTTTATCTGCGGCGAGGGACTGGATTTTGGCGGGACGATCTATACGCTTGGCTACGTAAAGCAGGGCGTGATCCAATGGGGCGGGCAGAAAACGCTGGCGAAATTACTGGCGGG